TAATAACATTGCCAGATGTATCAACTGTGGTAAAGGTAGCAGCCGCTGCTGTAGTGCCACCGATAGTTACGTTATCTAGTGTGCCACCATTAATGTCTGCAGTATCAGCTACTAAGCTATCAATATTAGCTGTGCCATCTAGGTATAAATCTTTAAACTCTAAAGAGCTTGAGCCTAGGTCAATGTCGTTGTCGGTTACTGGTAGGATAGCTCCATCGGCTATGTAGAGCTGTTGAGTTGATGTCCCTGAGACATCTAGCCAGAATTCTATGTGGTCATTGGTTGTATCTATTAAGATTTTGTTGAGTGGAATAGCTAAACCAGCATCACCTATTAGTCCTATAACTGGACCTTCATTTGCTGTACCATCGTGTTTGTGTCCTGTGCTTGCATCAAAGACATTTAATAACTGGTCATATTCGTCATTAAATAATGCTGCTGTGATGGTATCGCCATCTTGAAATGTACTTTGTCGGGTATATCCTGCCATTCTTATCTCCTACCTGAAGGTATATAATCTACATAGAATCCATTCACAATGTATGGTGAATTAGAGTCATTACTTGAGAATCTAAAATTATTACTATGGCCACTACCAACTAGTGATTCTCTAACTAGTGGTTGTTCTGCTGCACCAAAAACAGCTGAACCAAAAACTGCATCACCAAAAATAGCTGGTGCTGGTACAGAATCTAATACTATATCACTGGGTTGTGGTACGTCTGCACTACTATAATCAAACCTAACTCTTAAGGTTGGTTGTATGTTACTTTCTGGTGTTATGGATATCTTAATATAATGCAAAGTTTTTAGAGTACCAAAGTCACCATAATCATAGTCTGGTGTTTCATAAATAGCACTTATGTTAGTGCCGTCAAAAGTATAACCAACATCATGGGTATAAACATAACCATTAGTATCACCATGATAATAAACTTCAACACCATTATTATCAAAGTTTGAATTCACATCTGTAACTTCCAAACCTAATGTTTCTGACCATTGAAAACCATTAGGTCTTAAAGTACCAATAATACCTTTTTGGTTAGCATTGGAACTGTTAGGGTTAGTGTAATACAATCTGTATTGTGATTTTTCTCGAATAACCAAACTAGTAATAGTATAGTCATCAATGTTCCGAGCTAGTTCACTAAGCAAAGGTTGAATAGCTTTTGACACTGTACCTAACTCCACGTCACCAATTCTAGCAGTACCAGCAACTGTTCTGATACCATCTGGTGCTAAGAAAACTAAGTCACCACCAATCTCTTGCACACTGTAACCACTTAAGCAACCTACATTTTCTGTAATAGGGTCGATTCTTATATTTTGTGATTCATTAATATTAATTAGCTTATGAATACTGTTTTCACAAAACACAATTAAGTCTTCACGGAAACCTTTAATACCAACTACTTGGTCTGATATGGTTACTGAACCTCCTCCAGAACCAACTCCAGTTCCAAAGTCTGTTGGGTTATTATAAGCACTGTAGTAAACTGTATTTAAATTATTTTCTACTCCAGCAGCTATTAAATGATGGTCATGGACTGTAATGTGTTTGACTCCATTAGTACCCTCAACAGTAATCTCATTAGCAAAGAATGTTCTGGTATTTAAGTTACCAGTGCCTTCCATACGAAAGCTATAAATTTTATTAGCTCCATCGGCTATTAGTAGTTCACCATATTCAAAAGTTGCACCTTCAAATATTGCAAAACTACATTGCCCTTGTCCTGTTCTATTTAAAACACTACGACCTGTAAAGGTTGTGTAGTTATCACCACTTCCTGCTACTGAGCTGCGATTAATTTGTAGCCAAGTAGCTCCATCATTACTAAAATAAATATCATCACTAACACAAGCGACAACTCCATCAGCATAAGGAAATACTCCTAGTATGGTTGCTGTACTACCAGCTGGTTGTGCTGCTGTAACATCACCAACTTTATATTTAGCATAGCCATTAATTCTACGATACCCACCCTCAATAGAAACTTCAAAATTTTGTAGTCTAGTTGCAACCCCGGGAGTCTTTAATAAGTCTATAGAGTTTGATGAGGTTACAAGACCACCATCACATGCAACTGTATAAGGTTGGGAACGTGCCATAAATTAAAAATATCTTCTATCATCAGTCATATACTTAGGCTGAGGATTCATTAAGTTTGACTTCATGCTCTTCATAGCTTTTCGATAATCATCTAAAGCAAAAGCTGCTTGTTGTGGTGATTCTTTAAACTGCCAAACATAATATCTAACTCGTGAAGTTATGACGTTACTGTATTGTTCTGGGAGGACTATAGTGTCACCATGAGCTGATAAAGCTGTTGGCTTATTAAAAGCATAAAAATGTATATTATAAACTTTATCAGGTATCGGACTTAGTCCAAACTTTCTACTATCTGGAGATTTGATAACATATCTAGGTTCTCCATAAACCTGTCCGTCAGCATCGTCTGCATTTTCTGAGTCTCTATAGTTACTCTTCCAATCAGCCAATGTTAAAAACTTTAAACCTTTAGAAACATAAGGAGCTGATTCGCCTGACACATTAATAGTTGTCATATAAAAATCATCCCAATCTACTGAAGCATAGTCATCAGCTAAACTAGAACTACCAGCTTTTAATAAGTACCATCTAGTACCTGCAACACTAGCGACAGTTACATTACCATAAAAAGGGTCAGTAGCTCCACTAAGACCAGCAGATAAAAAAGGTAACTGAGGTTCTTCATTAGCAATATCAAAGATTGCTTTATTAACCATATCTTTAACAAAAGCTTGTAAGCCTTTAGCATTGCCAAAGTTTGATGTAGTTAGTGGAACTTCATTTAGTTCTCGTAACACTTCGTTAGTTATGTCTAAGTATGTTGTTGCCATTATTTTTTATGTTTCTTTTGAATTTCAAAGTTAGCTGATAAACTTGCTCCTTTATGTGGCACAAACTTACCAGTATGTTTCATAAGCTTATAAGACTTACCGGACTTCATCCAGTGATAGCCTTTAGGTGCTTTAACCTTCATTACTTCTCGCCTTCTATTTTCATGGTATTCATACCAGCCATAGAGCTACATTTTTTTTCCATATCTTGAATAGAAGCATAACCACCATGTTTATATTTGATTCTACCTCCACCCATCATTTTTTTCTTTTTAGACATACCACCGTACATCTTCTTGTCTCTTTTTTTATCTCCGTAATGCATAATCTCTCCTTTTAAAAAAATGGAAGGCTCCGAAGAGCCTCCCGGTATTAACTATTAGTCAATAGTATAGAAAGCCTTCACGAGTGCTTCGTCTCTCAATACTTTTGCTCCGTAAACGTGCAAGCCTCTAACAATATCACCAAATGAACTTGGGTCTCTTAGGACTTCAGTTGAGATGATTGTTTGAGCTGTCGCTGTTGAGCTTATGTGTCCAGCTAGAACATGTCCGCCAGCAGTTGAAGGTGTTCCCAAGTTATTTGATTTATACATTGAGAATCCTCTTAACTTACCACTGGAAACAAGACCATTTCTAATTGAACCTTGACCTGCGTTAAAATCTACTGATAGTAGTTTAGAACCTGACTGAGATAGCTGCTCATAGAAATCAGGACCAGCAACGAACCATCTACCTTCTTCAGGTACATCTTGGTCGTCTAATTTTCTAGCCATTCTTGCCATAAGGTCTAGTGGGTCTACTCCATCATTGTCTGAACCTAGTAGGTCAACAGAACCTGTTACTGGGTCAACTCCTGCGGCTGCTGCGGCATCTGTACCAATTTGCATATCTGGTGAAGATGTTGAAACATTTGAAAGCATAGTGCTAAGCACTGCTGCATCAAAAGAATCTCTTAGAGCATAAGCTGCTGAAGATGTTGCCACTTCTTTAAAGTTGACATGAGACATATTCTTTTCAATATCATCTACGATGAATTTAAAAGCTTTTGCTGAATCAACTACGAGTGTTAACTCTTGGTCTGTCAGTTTTGTTGGAGAAGTATCACTACCTCTTGTATAATCAGAAACTGAGATTACTGGTTCTTTGATGATTTTAACGGAATCACCATAAGCATTAATTTCTCCGGAATAGTCAGTGTTTGTAATAGCTTCTATCACACTTGCCTTTCTGAAAAAGTTTAAAACTTTAGCAGAATATATGGAAGGCAGGAAAAAACTATTATTCTGACCAGCCACGGAGTTACCGAAGTTTGCATTTGTATCTGGACTTGGTTCAAAATACTGTGCCATTTTTTACTCCTTTTGGGTTAAAATAAGTTTATCTACTGATTCTACCTTCTTCCCAAGCTTTGTCGATTTCTTTTTCAAGTCTATCAAACTCGGCTGGTGATAAGGATAGAATCTCCTTTTCTGTCCAAACCTTAGCTTGTTGTGGTTCAACATTGGTTGTCTTTGCAGACACCATGTCAGCCGCTGAAGCTTTAGGTTTAGAACCTGCCGATGACTTTTTACTAATTCCCATATCTGACTTAAATAAATCTAATGCTCGACTAGCTGCTTCTGGGTCTCCTGCATTTTTATAAATCCAGCTTTGTATGGACTCAGGTTGAGCTTTAGCCCAAGCATGAAAGTCATCACTATTTCTGATATCATCAAAATCAGGATGTCTTGACTTGAGTTCTTTCTCAGCATCTAATCTAATTAACTCTTGCTCTCTTTCTTGTAAAAGTTTGACCTTTTCTTCTAGAGTCTTTGCTCGGCTTTCGCTTTGCATAGATGCAACAGTTTCCACTACATCATAAACATCAGGATATTTTTTCTTAAACTCAGCAAGTTCTTCTTCAGATTTAGGTGGAGTATATTTGACTTGGCCTTCACGGGCTTGGTCTAATAACTCTTGCTCTCTCTGTTTAAACTCATTCAGCTTATTATCATAATGCTTCTTTAAGTCATCGTATCTTTTTTTATAGTTGGGTCGCTTGTAGGGTTTATCTTGTTCAACTGTTGCTTCTACTTGCTGTTCTTCTTGAACCTCTTGTTCTGCAACTTCTTCAGTTTCAGTTTCAGGGTCTGGGAAATACATGTTGTTTGAATCAACAAAAACTTTTTCCTCTACTTTGTGCCAACTCTTATTCATATTATAAGGATTAGCCTTTTCTTCTTTAGCCATCTTTTTCTCCTATTCAGTGCTAAGCATTCTTACAAGGTAGCTGCTGTACGGGCAGGGCTTGTCTTGCAAAGGTCGCCTTTCGGTTAATCTTTAGCTACGCACATAAGGGGTGATACCTATCATACGTTTTTTAAGTTCTTCGTCTATTAAATCTTGTTCTTCCTGAGCTGCGAGTAAAGGATTAACTCCGGATACTACATTAGCTGCAGGTCGATTAATAGTGTATTCAACTTCAACTTTTTTAGGTGCCATAGGATTTTCCTGTTCTTCTTCAACAGAAGTAAGACCCCCTTCTTGCATAGCCTCTCTTTCACCACCAGCATCATAAGCAGCTTCGGCATCCTTCATCATTTTCATGAGGTTGTCTGCACCTAGCTGCTCAACTGCTTTGGCAGTAAAGACAAATTCTCCATCTGATAACCTTGCGGGTATATCATCTGAAGTGCCTGTCCCCGGACCTTCAACAGGACCGGCTCCAGTAAACTCAGAAGCTGTTTCAACAACTTTGTCAAATAAGACACTTAGTTGTGGATTAGCTTCAAGTTGTTCTTCTAACATAGACTTTTCTTCTGGTGATAAAGCTTCATCAACCACAAAGTCTACAAAATTTTGTTCCATTTCTTCGTCAGGTAGCATTTCACCACCTTCAGCTTTTTCTTTTCTTTCTAATATCTCGTCTCTGTTTTTTAATAAGTTTAAAAACATATCTTTAGATTCTTGGTCTTGAATAAACATATCAAAATTACTTTGAGATTTTCTAAACCCAGATAAGTCTGGATTATCTTCAATATCCATTATCATTTGGTCATAAGCAACATCATCTAAAGGACTTTTTTGCATCATCTGCATAGCTTTTTGTTGCATAAGCATAACTCTTTCACCACCATCATCAGGGGTTCCGTTAGCATAACCGACTCTCATCATGTCATCATCTAAGAGACCACCACTTTGTCTTTGTTCTCTTAACATTTCAAAGTCTTTAGCAGTTATTTCGCCATCTTTATTTACATCTATTTTTCTTTGGTCTCCTAGTAATCCCATTTTATTTCTCCTCTTTTCTATTCAATGCTTCACGCACTTGGCTCGGCAGCTGCTCCAACTGTCCCGCTAAACGAATCTTCCCCTGCAACCGGTACATTTCCAATTCCGATGTTGCCACCACCAGTGCCTGTAGGTCCAAGTTCTGTTGGTTGTTGAGGTGTTCCTTGAAGGCCTCCCATAACTCCGGGTTGTTGACCAGCAAGTTGAGCTTCTTCGCTAAGTTCTTGTCTAACATTTTGCATTCCTATTATTTGTGCCATCATAGCTGCTTCTTCAGGGTCATTCAGAATTTCATCTGGGTCTAAATCTAAGCTATAGGCAAGTTCACTAACGAGTTTAGAAATCTTAACAAATGGTGCAATAGCTGGACTTTGAGCAGTTTGTAAGAACATAGTCAATCTTTGGCTACGTACTTCTTTCTGCATCAAGCTATTAGTACCTGTTGCTTTAACTTCTAAGTCACCTTTGACATCTAAGTCACCTTCAAAAAACTGCATGTTCCATGCGAAATATGCTTCTCCTAAAGGCTTTAACAAAAAGTCATCAAGATTCTTAACAACTGTTTTGATATTTAAAGTGGCAGCACCAAGTAACATTGACATACCTGAAGCTGTTCTTGTCATACTCTGCACTCCAGTATGGCCATGTGAGTATGATGGAATGCCTGTTTGTTCGTCAGCTAACTGTCTAAACCTGTCAAACATCATCATATTTTCAGGTGCAGTGTTTGGAAACTTTAAACCATATATTGCTTGACCGGGCATTCCTGCTTGTCTTCTAAATATTTTGCCGGGATAAATGTCCATATTCTGTCCGGCTACTAAAGCTGACTCATCAATATCAAATACTAATGAACCAGATAAAGCTAAGTTATCAATCGCCATACGAGCATGACCATTCATAATCTGTTGAGAATCGTTCATATTCTCAGCTACCCCAACACCAAAGAAATTGTATGGGTTTCTTTCATACGGGAAAGCATGATAAGGAATACGATATGGAGTAAATGGATTAATTACTGCTCTAAGTAATTTGTTACCACATATCCATGCGTTGATTTGTACTTCATCTAAATCATCAACAGTCTCATCTAACTCAATACCAACTTCTCGGGCATATTGAGCATCCATAATACCCCAGTATTCTAAAACTTCAAACGCATTAGAATATGGCTCATCGGTATCGTGGTCATCTTTTAATTGATTTTCAAAATCTTTTTCAATATAGTTTGGTCCATCTTGAACTGTTTCTCTAATAGCATCCTTATCAAAGTAAGGCATGTTTTTTAAAGCTCTAAGTTGAGAAGTATTCATCCTATGACGATGAATGACGTACTCACATTCGTTTATATTAGTAGCACCGGGGTCAGGATAAAAATCCCAACAGCTCACAAACTCAATTCTTGGTACTCGAACTTGAACTGGAGAATATTCTCGTTCTCCCATTTCATTCATTGTCCAGTTGTTTAAAGTTTTATTAAAATTAAATGGACCTTTGATAATACCAGTTCCTAATAAAGCTGCTTCAAGTAAAGCACTTCGCATTTCGGCAGACCCATTGGATTCATCTATTTGGTCATGGATTAATTTTTCCATTCTTCGGGCAGCTTTTTGAGCTGGAGATATTTCAGGTTTTTGTGGGTCTGGGCTTAAACCTTCTCGTAAAATACCTAATTGTGCTGCTTTGTCTTCAAGACTTATTTCAGACTCTTCAAACATACCATCGCCAAAGGTAGCTCCGGCTTTAAGAACTTTACCATCACCTTCGTAACCTAAATCAAAAGGACCACCAATAAGATTACCAATGTTGTCTGGTTCTGACATTTCAATACCCGGCTGTGGATTTTGAAAGTCTAAATGAGCTTCGGCCTTTTCTCCTTCAGGTATTTTAGTTTCAGAAATACCAATCGGAAACTTACCAGTACCAAATAGCACATCAACTAATTGACCAAAAGCAGCCAAAACTTTAGTCTTGGTTACTTTAATAAAAACTCTAGATTTTTCTGATTCTCTAAAACGAACTCTTTTACCGTATAAACCACGATAGTTTTCATAAGATTCTAGCCATCTTTGCTCTTCACCATCACGAGCATCTTCAGCTAAACTAAAACGATTTTGAATTAAACCGACTAAATTTAATTTTTGGTCAGGAATAAGATTTAAATTTTTACCCGCTTCACCTTCTACATCTTCGTACATGTAGTCTGCGTTTAAAAATGTGTTGTCGTTATCTGCCATCAATATCCAAATGTTGAGTCAGCTGGGTCAAACCTTGTTGTACTTTTAATCCTTGCCATTCTTTCAAATGGGTTTTCTAATTTCGGTCTGCTCATTATCATGTACCGTAAGGCATCGTAAGCATGGTCCGAAGCATGGGTATCTACATCTTCCGGATTGCTTTTTGATAATGGCAAACTTTGTAGTTCTCTTACTAAGTTTACACAGTTATTAAAAATCTGCAACCTTGGTCGACCTGAAGGTGTAGTTTTTAAATACTCATGTATTTGTACTTTACCAGCAACTCTATTTTTATCTGCTCTTCTGAGCTTGTGTCCTGCTTTAATTAGCATTTCACCTATTGTGGGACCAGTGTAACCTGTTCTTGCCCAAGCAGCTGTATCTAAGATGCCGGGTATTGACCTAGTTTCATACTCTTCCATCTCATGTATGCGTTCAGCGAGTGCTTCTCCTGTCAAACCTTTCTGATACAATTCTCTATAAATTAGTAAAGTCTTGTCTTCAGGGTCAACAACTCCCCATAAACAGCATGATTCTGAAGAGTAACCGTAGTCAATAGCTTTTACTCTTTCCCACCAAACCGGTATTTCAAACGGAGGTATGACATGTAAACTCACATCAAACTCAGTAAAAGCTGCTCCTTCTGCTACATCCCAATTACCTTCAAGTAGTTGTTTTCTTTGCGTTGCTGGTAAGGACATCAACATTTGTTCGTACTTACCGTCTTCAGCTAAGAAAGGATTATCTGATAATTTAGCTGGAATAAACTTTCGAGTTAAACCATCAGTTCCTATAAAAGTAGTATTTTCATCAGCGGCTTCAACGTAACGTTTTTTAACCCAGTTAGCACCTGTGCCTCCCGGGTTTGCTGTGCAACGTAAGTAAGTTTCTATTTCTGGGTCCGTTGTTCTTAAACGTGATGCCAAATAGTTCCAACCAAATTCGGTAGGGAGATGAGTAATTTCATCAAATCCTATCCAAGAATATGCTTGTCCTTGGTATCGGTAAACATCGGATTCTTTTTCCAAGAAACCAAACTCTACTTTAGCTCCGCTGGGAAAGTACCAAACTTTCTCAACTTCTTTAAATTTAGCTCCATGAAAAGCTTTAGGATATATCTCACGAGATTTATCTATTAGCTCTCGAAGCTCAGGCATTGTTCTTCTAAGTATTAAAGCTCGATGAGCTTTCTTATGACAATACCTTAATGGGTCTATTAGCATGGCAAAACTTTTACCACCACCCGCTGCTCCACCATACAAAACATCTTTTTCTGGTGCAGCTAAAAAGTCTGTTTGTGGTCCTTCATTCGGCATAAATGCCACATGAGAACCTGTCTTATCTAAATGCTCTTGAACTATGTCCGGCAGCTTTTCAGCTTCCGATTCAGTCAGAACATTTTCAGTTAATATTTTCTTTTGTTCTGTTAAGGACTTTTCTGCCCTTGTTAATTTTCTTTTTAACTTCTGAACGTTATCTTGTTTAGTCTTTAACTTTTTAGTTAACTTCTTTTGTAACGTCAGAGAGTCAGGCAATTTATTCCCAACTCCTTTTGGTCGTCCACCTTTTTTACGTGGAGTACCATCCTTCTTTATTATAAAGCTACCATCGGGATTTGTCAAGTAATTTTGTGGATTAACTTCCCAATCTTTCTTGTCTTGTGCCATAAAGTTTATCTATATGTTTCTTTAAGCCCATCTTAGAAATTCTACGTTCTGTCGTTTCTTCAAGCCAATCAACAGCTACTCCTAAACTTATTTGCTCTTTGGCCACCATTTCTGAAACTTCAGCTAAGTTTTTTAATTGGTGGTCATTGGGTTTTAAGTAACCATCTATATCTGAAACTTCATAACCAAAAGGTATAGTTGAAGTTTTTCTTTTAATATACCCGTCAGGTAACATTATCATCGCTTCTTGCCTTTGTGCAAACCATGCTTCGCATGTTGCTTGCCTTTTCTGGTGGCTGCTCTTTTCTTTTTATTAGCTGCAGCTAGTTTTTTACGACCAGCAGCAGTTGATTTTAATTTTTTTATTGTCGCACTAGGTGCGTAAACTTCACCTGTTTCACTAGACTTCTTGCCACTAGGGGTTCGCCATTTTTGTTTGGTCCACCTATCTAAGCTTTTTTGCGACTTTTTCTTTGGCATTTTTTCTTCTTGCTCTTCTTTTTGTTGGAGTTTGGGGTTTCTTATTAAAAGACCACAAATCTTTTATCCAATCTAATAAACCTACTATCATTTATAACCTCCGCCTTTGGCTTTGTATTCTTTGGCTAACAGCTGGGCTTTTCGAGCTGACCATTGTCCGGGTTTACCACCTTTAGAACCGGCTTTGATTTTCTCGAAAAGCCTCTTACGCATGGCTGGTTTTGTATAATTACCAGCTTGATTGACTTTACTTTTTGTTTTTGCTTTTCTTGGCATGACCAAATATCCTATCAAAGTTATCTCTATATTCTTGTGTGTAAACACCGGGACGGGCTTTAGAACCCTTCCCAGCTATGGTGCCTGTTCTTATAGTGACAGGCTTATCATTACTACCTATGACTGGCATTACTTTTTAATCTTACTAATTATCCAGTCTTTAACTTGTTCTGCAAGACTTGGTTTTAATAAAACAACTCCTACTACTATTATAATTGCTATTGCTAAATATTCCATAATTCTCCTACCATTTAACTTTATCAGCCCAATATGCAGCTGACATTTTGCCCTTTCTTATGTTCTTGGCATGTCGAGCCTTAAAAGATTTTCTTTTGGCTTTCATCCGTGCTGATTCACCGGGCTTAGGTTTACCAGCTGTCTTAGCTCCTTTCTGACCAAAACGAATTGTTTTAATCTTATCACCTTCCTTCGCTACCACAATATGTGATTTCTTAGGATGATTGGGAGTTCGTTTGGGTTTATTATAACCGCTAACTCCTGCTCGTGCTAGTCTTGGGTCTTTTTTACTCATTAATGTATCACTCTTTTTTTGTATTCTTCCTCGGTAACTAGTTCATGAAGTTCACCAACAAGAATCAATTCATGTTCGTAAGCAATCTTTTCTGCTTCATCTAAAGATTCAGCCTTAATGTAAGGACCAATAAATCTTTTATCTTCAACAATATCGTTTACTTCAGTCAGGAATATCTTCATACTTGGTTGCTTCTACAACTATTTCTTTTTTATCGGGCATAATAAAGATACCATTACTGGCCTGATGATTAACATTAAGGGTATCGGTCTTAGCAATCCCTACTCTATCTAGTAAAGTTTGGGCAGCTTGAAGTTTATTATTAGCCTGAGCTATGGGTTTATCTGATTCCATAACCTCAACTAACTTAAAAGCAGCACGAGGAGCATGTTGGACTAACACATCCTCAGCTAAATTAATAACCTCATCTTTCAAAGACTTCAAGACCTGATGATAATTACCAGAATAACCAGCAACTTCAGCTGCAACCTTAGGATTACCATTGTGAGCAATTAATGCATCTAAAAACTTTTGTTGCTTTTCAGTAAGCTGGCGGTCTCTTTTTTCAGCCGGAAGAATACTCATGGTTTCTATTATAGGGATAGATTTTAAAAATGTCAAGAAAAAGCTTGACAAATCTGTATCTGAACTATATAATGAAGGTTACTGGTTGGGCCGGTTGAATACCTAGATAACCACCACCTCTTTATAGTCTTTAGAGACCTACCAAACCCCATAGGGAGCCAAAAAATAAATACTACTTTAATATATATAATAGTCTTTAAAGACCGGACTGGTTTACGTAAGATTTAGGTATATTTGTGCGAGCATTACATATATATACACGGTGGGTGGGGTGGTCACCTGCGTCCCCCTGTAGCTAGATTTTAGATACCTGTGAGACAAATCGGCTTGTTAGTGCAACCAAAGCTTAACTGGTTTATAAAGTTTATGGAAATACATGTGCTATGATGTTACTCAATAAACTCTAAAACTAACAAGCTTAGATTACGAACAACTCTAAAATCTCTGGTTTTTTAAGTATTCCTCGTAAGACGACACACCTTACTTTATCGTAGTCAATTACTATTACCCCTTATTCTCTTTTTAAATAATAAAACACAAAGTAATGTACTGTGGCTTTTTTATTTTGCAAGATAGTACAAAGTCTCCAACTTGACAAAACCACTTTGTTTAAAAAAGCCACATTAATTAGATATCATTCTGTAACATAACTTGATAGATTCTTTAAAGTATAATATGTTTATGTTTTATTATTTAAAAAGGAGAAATTATGAATAATAATCTAGTAATTGACATACACGAATTTGATGGTTGTGTGTCGTCTTTCGAGAGCATAGCCTCTGCTGTGCGTTTTATGTCTGATATTGGTTATGCCAATATATCTGCAATGTATTCAAATGATGATACAGCTTCTAAAAGGCTATGCGAAGAGTACGCAGTTCTTCGTGAATCATTCTTTCAGGAGGTGAAGCATGTCTAAGTATTTCAGTTTTGATGACTATTATAATCGTTTGAGTGTCGAAGAACGACAAAAACCAGCAAGTTTTGCCACTTGCAAGTACCTTGCTTCCGTCTTCAACGGTGGTGTTGGTTTTGTTGAAAGAACCAAAAAGCAATGGCAAGGGTGGCATGACTTGAAGTCTACACTTTGGAATCTTACTAAGTCCAAGAAAAAGACTGATGTCTTAACCATTGAAAAAGCTTATGTGCTTGGTCAGCAGAAAAAGCTTCCTGCATATTACAAAAAGAAAATGGAGGAATTTCTTGGCTAACACACCAAGGTGACCAACAAACACCCCGATTAATTTCGGGGTTTTTTATGCCTCTAAAAATCCGGCTCGCCTCGTTTCACTCGGCTCGCTTAAAAAGGTCTCTTTGTCCCAAAGAGTTCTCTAACTTTAAGGGTGACACAGGCGAGTAATCCACAACTAAAAAACCCACCGAAATATTATATGATATCATATAACATAATATCATATCATTAATTATTAATTATTAACAAAGGGAGGGCAGAGGCGAAGTGTTGATGGCGATTTTATTCTTAATATCTTTAACATCTTAATAAGATTGTATCATATTTTCACCAATAAATCAAATCTTGTGACAGGGCATCATGATATTATTATATCTATTATAGCTTGACTCTCCGCCAAAGCTGTGCCATACTGATTGCAGAACTTGGGGTTCGAGTTCTAACAAGGAGATTTATTATGAAAATGACTTTAAACTCATTCGAGACTTACGATTCAGCATTACATCACCTTAGGGTTGATGGTTATAAATTATTTGAAGATTACTCATCTAAGGGTGACCTATACAAATTGTTTAGAAATGGCTCTAAAATAGTTGCTTTAATTGGCTCTAAAAGAGATTTTGAATACACTAAATACCTTATTAGAAGGGTTCGTTAGTAAATATAACTATATCTATTATAGCTTGACTCCTCGGCACAGTTGTGGCAAAGTGTTGGGGAATCGGCAGACAAGCCGAACAAATTTTAAAAGGAGATTTAATATGTATAATGCAGAGAAAAACTTTGACGATAATCGTTACTTCCAAATTGAAGAACGAACTACCCATAGCCATCTGGCTAGATATTTAGTAGATACTTCTAATGAAGCTATCTATGACAAACCAGCAGATAAAATAGCAGAAGCCATCAAGATGATGTGGTCTGCTTTATGTGGTTTAGATAAATGGCGACTACAATGGATTTACAAAAACAATCCAGAGCTGTTCAAGTTAGCCAATTTATATGCTGAAGTTTATGGTAGCCCTAACCGTAACTTACTAGACGATATTAAAAGATGGGCAAAGGAGGAAGCATAATGAAAACTTACGATTTTACTGTAACTGTAACCACTTCTTGTTATGGTTATGAAGCTGATTCAAACGAAGAAGCGATTGAGAAAGTTAAACAAGATTGGCTCGAGACTTATAATCTTGAGTTGACAGATGATGAGATAACTATTGATTCTGTTGAGGAGGTAGCATGACATCTTACAAAACAATCGTTAAATACAAAGGTCATAGCGTTGATTGCTATGGCCAACTCAAAGAAGCTTCAACAGTTATCTATGCTATGAGTAATGGTTGTGAAGGTCATACTGACAATTACAACTATGAGACAGGTGGTCACTTTTTAGATTGGGCATCATTTGTTAAAGATTGGGTAGAACTTGAGGGTGTCGATGAATTTAATGTGGTACAGTTGGAGGTAGACTAATGATGACAGCACAACAACTAAATCTCTTGAAAGGCTTGATAGCCTTTCATAGAGCTGAAATGCACTATTGGGATAGTAAAGATGTTATAGACTTTGACAAACGAGAAGCCTATAACCATTACTTAACACTAAGATATTGGCTTCATGACCACTCATATTGTGATAAAGATGCAGACGATATACTAGATATGTTAAAGGAGTTATCAGAATGAAAGATAAAGAACTATTTACACCTATGGAGCAACAGTTGATGAAGATTACAGACTTTCTGTATGAGTTCAACAAGATTGAATCCAAAGGTTTAACTATCAAAGAGGAGCAAAAAGATGAGGAAGATTGATATCTTTTTTATGAAAGCTTATGCTGCTTATTGCAACGACAAAATTAAATATGACGAACTAGAAACTCAGTTGAGTTTTACAGACTATATTGCTCAGACTAAAAGCTTTTTAGTTAAGCAGTATATTGATTATCGTAGAGAAAACAGGAGGGTAAAACTATGATAAAAGTAAGAAATATTATTAACGCTAATGGCAACACAGTTGCTAATCAATTCGAGATTGTAGATGTTGACAATGCTACATTCTTTCAAAGTTATAACACACTTATTGCTGAAGTTAGAGATAGTGATGGCCAAGTATATCTTGATGAATACTATTGGGACTACTCAAGAACAACTATGCGACATCTTTATAACTTCTTAAGACAATGGGGTTATGAGGGCTTGAACTCTAAGATTGTTAGACAGTTCATCAAAGATGGCAAGTTCAAAACAACTAACTTAAATGAGGTGTAACTATGATAAATTATTATAAATACGATGAAATCAAAGAATACTTTGATGACTTTATAGCTGAAAACTCAGAAGCTCTAACAGATTCTGATTTCAGAGATGATTTACACCACCACGCTTTTAATACTGATTACTACATCATTGGCACATATCAAGCTGAGCAATGGCTTGGTAACAAAGCTTTTGATGTTATCAATATTATCAAAGACTACGAGCAAGATAACTTCGGTGGAGTTCATACTGACTTAGCAGACCCAGAACGAGTGGTCAATATGTATGTTTATATTGTTGGTGAAGAAATTGTTGCTGAGTGGTTAAACAATAATCCAGAAGAGGAGGTTGCATGAGTAAGACTTACAACAACATAACAGATATCTCAACAACTAATCTTTATCGTATGCTTGAGATGGATAGGTTTCAAGATAAAAACAGTCAGACTATGATTAAAGCTGAGTTAGCTTTCAGAAACTCTAAGCTTGATTGGAATCAGACTGACAACATAAATGCTTTTAACAAGATGACTAATATGTGGAAAGGAGGATAGATGGAAACACACAGAGATTTATTTAGCGAACAACTTGCTCAGATGAACAACATCTCAGCTCGTTTGACAGACCGACAATTCGAAGCTATCATTGACGAAGCTTTGGAAATTGCATTGACAAACTTTGATTACGAAGAAGGCAAAGGCTTTTCAGACCTTGATATGATTGAGGCCATTGAACAAGCTATCGTCAGCTTCATTAAAGTTTAACAGTTTATGGCTAGGGTAACCCCGGAGACCACAATACTTATATTATTCATAATTTAAGTCTCCTTTGTTAATACCCTAGTCATAATTTAACAAGCATGAGATTGAGGACATTTAGTTGTCGGTAGATTAGAATGCTATGTAGAGTGATACACTAAAGTATCCTTGTAAGTCGCAACAGGGACTATAAAACCGAATGGTTAAAGGTGCTGTTGGAGGAGCTTGATAAGTGCTTCGTAACCATAAACTTATCATTTAAGTTTTATTAACCTAAGGAGGGTGTCTATGAAAAACTTTTTACGTAATCTAATAGGCTTCAACCATTTACAAGAAGCCAACAATATCCTATCTAATAAGATAGCTGACTTGGAGAGTAACCTCAAAGAGGAGTTGAGTGATGACTTGAACTACGACATGGAACGACAGGTCGAGCAACAAGTAGAACGAGAAGTCGATGACAGACTTTACAACTACGACTTTGAAGAGATGAAAGATAAGATTGATAATTTAGAAGATGAATCATCTGGCTTTGATAATCGTATCGTTGGTTGTCAAGAACGACTAGAAGCTTTATCTGACAAGATAGATACTCTAGGTATCTTTGACAGACTATCAGCTCTTGAGGAGAAACTAAATGACTAAAGCAGAAATCGTAACTAACTTAATCAAACTGCAAAGTGGTGCGTTAAGAAACCTTGAAGATAAACTTGCCGATACGCACAAGTACAGAATCGACAGGGAACTAGAACTACCAGATGATGAGATTAATTGGGGTTACATAGCTAGTATGGCGATTGACCTTGATTACATTCAAAACATTAAAGAAGAACTCGGTGATTT